CTTGGACAACGACATTAGGCAAAAACACGTTCGTGTAAGCCCTCCACTTCTTTTAGTGGGTATTTGTTGTTTGTTTCATGAGGAATTACTTCCATTGTTTGGCATCCCATAGTAAATCGAAATCACTAGGGTCGCCTTGTAATCTTACGGAGCCATAGTGAGTGACCTTGCTCCTAATTTTGCTACATACTGCCTCTGGAGGCATGTGTTTCTTACCATCTGACGTCTTGACGTAGACAGGATATGATCCATCAGCAGCCTTTTCGTATATTAGAATTGGGCGTTCTTTGTCATCATCCCCAACCACATTCAAGCCTTTGAGTTTAGCGTAATCCGCAATTTTGACTGGAGGTTTAGTAACAGAGGCCGTAATCGGCACACGTGTTGTTGGCGGACCTGCTTGACTCTTAGGATGATCTAGTGGCGCACTTTGCGAAACTGGTGTATTCAAAGCATTCGTGGCAGGTAGCGATCCTGGCATACTTGGAGTGTTTGCAATTGGCGCTGGTGGTATCGGTGCATTGGGTGCGACAGCTGCGGGGTTGGAACCCGTTGTTAAGCCGCTTGAAAACTCGAACGCATGAGTTTAGTACCCCAAATTTCCAAATTGGCTGTCAATGTCAGAAGGACTGGACCATTCGCCTGCGTCTTGACGTAGTAGTTGAAGAAAGCCGGTTTTGTGTTTATAGGAGTTCCTAACACTTGATAACTGAAAGCCTCTACATTCGGTAATTCGAGATCATGAGATCCCAAAGGCATGGCCCCTGCGGTCGCGCTCATCTTGGTGACACAGTTCTTGTACAAACCAAACAAGTTGGCGTCTGTGACATTCTTTGCGCTCATGCCCACTGCAACAGTTTGACCCAATTCTGTAAAGGTGACATTGATGCGAAGATCGCGTATCATAGCCACTCCATGTACGTCTTCGAGCATAGTAGTTAGAGATTTGAACGTTCTCAATTCCTTGCAGTAGACAACTTCCTTGTTGGGCTTTACCAATATGGTATGCTCCCATTTGATCTCTAAAGGACCGAAATCTGACTTTTGCAGATCCCAGGAACCGCTTCCGAGGGATCGCATAGTGGCTTGGACTGCTTGCGTAATAGGACCTAGATTTGCTGAAACTGACATGTTGGTTTTCGAAAGTGTGCAGAGCGGCTCTACTAAAGCGCGCTATTGCTCACGAAGGACTCGACTGAAGTAACCCAGCATATGATCTGCCTTCAAGCTACGCTGTAGTTTCACATGTTCACCTGTCCAATGGCTGGCTGCATAACGAAGCACTCGTAAACCCTTTCGATATAGATTGCGATCTGTGGCAGTGTTGGCCCAGTGTCGAAGCATGTCTTGACTAACGTCGACTTTACCAATTTCCACATGATTCTCAACACGCACATCGCCAGTGAGCAAATGTGTGAAATGTTTGCAGAATGTGTGATTAGATAAAAGTTCTCGCATTAATGCTTGATGACACGTCAGGTCCAACTCATTGCAATGCTGCGCAATATCAGGGTGTCTGTAAGCGAAGCCAGCTTCGTAGGCGTACGAGAGCATGCTCTCTGCTATCTGACGAGTTTCAACTTTCAAACGGTACCGGTAGTACAGGATCTGCGGGTCCTTGAAAATGCCTTCAGAAGTGAGTCTCCAACCTACGAACGTGGCTGGTGTCTCAACTTGCGTTTTCAAGACGAAATTCATTCGCGGTTCCAATAGCTTCCAGGTGGGTCTCTCTAGCTTGCCCGGGTACCAGGCCGCATCGTCTCCCACAAAACAGGCGGGCTCGGTTGGTCCGTTACCATTGGTTAATTGATAACGCGCATTAGCTAACATGATACCGCACAAAGTGTTGCCGAGTATGGTTTCGCATTCTCCAGTGAACCGTTGAACATCGTGTTCGCCAAATCTAGAGTGCACATTCATTTTCCA